ACACAACTTCACCGTAGAGAGGAAAGGGTTCGACACCTTTTCCTTGAGGAGGTACCTGTCTTAGGACAAGGGTACTCGCTCTCTACTAGTGAAATCACCAAATTGATTGAGATCACGGACACGATTATGGAATTATATTTCATTTTCGGTATGTCGACTCCGAGATCTCTACCCTGGTTACAGAGACGCAATTATAATAAGGTGAACAATGTTCACCCTGAAGCTTTAATTAGCATGGCGTCTAACCGGGTGCGATACAACACACTACACACAATGTGTGCTTTTGTGTCGCGTAATGGGCCTGATTCGTGGGTGAAGATCCTTAAGTGGAAATTCGCCTCTTATTTTGCTTATGTTCGTCAACAGGACATCCCTTCTCTACCTGAGGTTGACCTCACGGTATCTGAGAACCCCTTTGGGGTTAAAGATTTAAATGAGAAAGTTAAGGGATTGTTGAATCCATCGTACCTCCTTGGAGGTGCTGCGCGAAAATTTATTAATGCGCTACGTGGGTCAGACTGGACGAAATATATGCAGTTCGTTGATTCAACACAACAACTCAAGAAAGGTATGCCCTCCGTTTCGGAGGACATGATTGAAGCAGCTGTCGATAAGACAGTTCGCGAGCTGACGGGTACTCCCGTGGTCCATCCGACCGTCACAGTAGTGACCACTCCAGCGATAGTTCATTCTTTCTTATTCGAGAAGACAAACTCAGTCGATCTGATTGATGTTTGTTATGACTGGACCAAGTTCGATCCTTATGGATTCGATGTCTGTCATGGCTTAGTTGCCAACTCGTGGGTTGAGATTAGTGTTGATGTCTTGAAGGCAGAACTCCGACGTACGACCAGTGAAATCTTTAATAAAGAGACATTGGGAGCGGATTTCTTTAAACCTTTCTTTCCTAGTACAAGTGCCAACTATAACAGAAGCCGCAGTAAATGTGGCGCAGTTGGTGATCTATACGATGTATTACCATTCGGAACTGTGGGCGATTGCTTACAATTTGGTTCCGCTGTGTGCGACTTCAGTGGCGCAGTGGCTGCAAAGTATGGATCGATCGGGAAAGACGAACAAGAGAAGATCAGGCAAGAGCAGATTCTGGGGTATCGGAACACCGAAACCGGGGTCTGCTCCGTGATAGATATCACGGAATTAGATACAGTGTGGAAAGGGCAATATATGGAAATTTTCAAATTAGCCTTGTTAGAGGAACCTCTTGTTGAGGCAGTCGGACTAGCTGAACCATTAAAAGTTCGCGTCATTTCGAAAGGACCTCCTCTGACCTACACCGTGTTGAAACCACTCCAAGCAAAGCTCTGGACAACCCTCAAAAATAATAAAGTTTTTAGTTTGATAGGACGTTATGTCCTACCTGAGGATATTGTCAGAGTCGTTAGTGGTATGCAGAAAGATGAGTTATTGATTAGTGGAGACTATGTCTCTAGTACGAACAAATTACATTCATGGGTTAGTGAGACGATTCTCGACCAGCTCTTTATTGAGATGGGAGAATCTGTCGACGTTGAGTTCCTAAGGGATCTACCGGCTAACTTTATGTGTGACTTGAAGACTCTTTGTTTACGTGCGCTTACAAAGCACATTTTTGACGTAACAAAGTCCGTTCCTTGCGATCCATATGTGGACGAGAATGGAGAAGTCCTTGATTTCAAGATTGTTCATGAACTACTTCCTCAAACGGAAGGTCAACTCATGGGTTCGATAATTTCGTTCCCCTTTCTGTGTATTGCCAATGCTGCCATGTGCCGTTATGCCATGGAGGTTGCGAATAAATGCTTCTACCGTGTGGTCGACCGGCCTTTTGAAGGTTCGGGACGATTAGCACCACTCCTAATTAATGGAGACGACTGTCTACTACGTGTCAAGAAAGACATAGGACGGTTGGTGTGGGAAGCTGCTACCAGCGTTGGAGGGTTAGAAAGTTCCGTAGGTAAAACCTATTTTTCGGACACGTTCTGTACAATTAATTCTACTATCTTTGAGAAGAATCAAGAGGATCTCTGGGTGGAATCTAAGTATGTTAATCTGGGCTTGATGCTCGGCAGATCACGTGTGCACGCGCAGAACCAACTGCGACTTCCGAATGCCGAAAAGACATTGAAAGATATGTTGAAATTA